TTGTTCGCGCCGTAGCTGGAACTGCTACCGTTCGTGTAGACATACCAGAAATTGACGCCGATGCCGGTATAAGGCGAACGGAGCCACCAGCTGGAAGCAGCACCCGAACCGAAGTTCAGCTTTTTGACTCTGCTTGCATCATTAGTAAAGATATTGAATGTGGCATCTGACTCCATACTGTACGGAGACGTGTTCACTTGGAAACCCATATCCTTGCAAGACGGAATCCAAATCTTGTCTTCAGCAGGCGGATCTACGATGCCGGTTGCATTTTGACCGGTATTTGAATGAACATATACCGGAGCAATAAGTTGTCTCCAGAGTATCGGGATCGCTCTCAAAATACGACTGTTGAGCCACGTTCTCATAGGTCTGTTTTTCCAACCTCCTGAATTGGAGTTTGCCGGGTCCATCTGATGCGTTTCTTCCAACAGATCTTTAAGAAGTAAAGCCAGATTAGGATACTTATCGTTATCTGCACGAACAAAGCTCCTGAAAGCGTGCTCGGCACTGCCGACAGCCTGCATCGTGAATGTCTGTCTGGGCCATTGGGCGATATCTTTACATACCGTATCTCCAAGATCATCGTCCCATAATTTAGCCCAAAAGACTGTTCCGATTCCGTAGTTGTCGAGATATCCATCGTCCATCATCATAGCTCCAAAGCATAGCGGAGCGTTATGAACAGGAGCCGAGGATTGAGACAAAGCTGAGTACACAATGTCATTACCATTTTTGTTCGAACCGTAAACGTATAGATTCGGATCGCCTGCGATCTTTCTGATAACAGTGATTTGCCTAACTCCATTTGACGAAACCTGTTGAGCTACAGTTGAACCGTATCTTACAGATCCACCGCTGTTATATCTAAGTTGGAATCCGTTGCTGTGATAGCAAGCGGCAAGACAACCTCCGGATTGGCTCGAAGTGCTATAGGCGAAATCTACAGCAAGGGTAAATGACTTATCTGTTTTGAACAGAAGAATATCGTTACCGTTTATTTGCGGCTTAAAGTAGTTTGTGCCATCGAACGTCTGAGGCGTATCAAGGGAAACAAGCTCGTGAGAATCTACGTTATCGAAATCGTAGTCATTGCCGGCTATAATATCGTTAGTGTCTCCGGAGGAAATCATTGTGTTATTTGAGCCGGTAGGTGAGAGCACGCCCGTTTCTATAAGAGCGTGGAGTTCAGTAGGAGACATCTGAGCGAATGTTTTTGTTTGAGGAGCTCCCGCTGATTCGAATACTGCATTTACCACAATGTTTTCTGTGATATTGGCAGTAGACTTATCCCATCCCTTGAATTGATAATAAGTAGCATAATCACCATCAGAAGCGTTTTGAGGTACTACGCCGGCAAAAATATCCGACTGACCTGTGTATTCAGCCGATTCTCCGTAATCTACATTTTGAGTTTCTAATACGGTTGTTCCGTTTTTCCAGGTGACCGTATACTGCTTCTGCCTTTCGTCAAAATGTGCATAGAGAATTGAGTTTTGAGTAATTGATACCTGACTCAAATCTTCAATGAGTGTTCCGCTGTTCGTCCACGACCAACCATCAAATGTATAGGTTTTTGAACGTGTATCGGGTTTCGAGGGAGTAGCTATCGGAGTAGGCAATTCAAGCGGATCTACGGGAGCGCTTCCTCGTTCAACAGTCTGAGTATTTAACGTTGTTCCATCATAGCTTTTGAAAGTAACACTATAGCTTGGAATTTCATTATCGAAGCTAATACTGAATCCGGTGCCGAAAAAGCTTTCCAGAACGCTTTTAGCATTAGCGGATATCATAGCAACGTGTACATTTCCTTTAAGAACGGCGTTGTTTATTGTGTCTCCACTGTCATCCAGTCCTCCTAGGTTGTCCTTTATGCTGAAAAGCAAGCTTGTGTTATCGAGCGACCAATCGATTCCCTTGAACCTGATGTTCTCTAATCCCGATGCGGCCAAAATAATTGCTTTTGTGTCAATAATAGGACAATCCTCAACTGTAAGGGTTTCTAAATTCGAATAACTCTCAATGCTGAAGGTTTCCAAATCTTTAAGCCCGCTCAAATACAAGCTTTTAAGACTATTTAACAATGCAGTAGTCAGTCTACCGTTTTTTGCAAACCTTAATCCAGTAAATGCGCTTCCTCTAGTATCTATTGATTTGAGATAGATATTATTTGAAAAATCAATAGATGACGCGGTATTTGTCAAACCGGCAAGATTAAGCGTTTCGAGTTTTACGCAATTATCGAAGCTGAGTTTTACGTTGCTGTTGTTGTAGTATCCTGCCTCGTTTGAGCCAAGAAGAATCTGTCGCACACGTTTCATCGTGCCTATCTCAAACTGCGAAAGATAAAGGGCAGATAAATCACCTAAACCCTGTATCCATTCCGCTGAGTAAAGATACATTTCTGTATCGTTTAAAGCTGCGCTGATATCCAACGTAACAGGAACTCCTTCGTAAGCTCTTTGACTATAGGTCCTGCTTCCTGCCTTGATGTTGATATACATATTCGTGTACGGGGTTATAGTGATAAGACCGCTCGGCTCTACTCCAGCCCATTCTCCCTCGTTCGGGGCGTTTCCTCGTAAGCTCGCCCTGTCACCGGTGCTTGCTTTCGCAGTAAAGTAAGTGTCAACCAGTGCCTTCTGGAACATCAATGTTTTTAATATGTGAAGCTGCAACTTTCCTGTTGCTCTTTCCAGATAGTTGCTGTTGCCTAAATTTTCGAGGATTCGGATGGCGTTATGCTCCGCATCCTCAATCCAAAGGCTTTCGCATATTTGCTCCTGACTATCAACACAATACTTGTAGATACCATCGTTTCCAAAAATATCCCAAGCTCCTTCGGCTTCTCTGTCAACGTACATAGCTTTTAGCTGCTCGAAATTGTTTTCGCGAAGGTTAGTGAAAAGAGCGTTGTCTGCAGCATTAAACACATCGGAAGTTCCGAGTGTATCCCAGTCCATATATCCGGGTTCCATATCGATGTAACCCCTGTTGTTTCTACAAAGACCGGTATCATTATCCCAGTTGAACCAAAGCCCCCATTTACCGGTATCTTTACTTTTGCTCCAGAACATATTTTTAGCTCTGTTATCTCGCAGCAAGAAGAACAAGGTTATTACATGATGCCAGTAAAGCGTATCCATATCGAAAATCTCAGGTGCTTCTGCAATCCATTTTGCTTTACGATAAGCAACGCTGTCAGTGTTGTAGGTGGTTCCGTTTATTGTTACAGGGGAGGGGAGGGATGCGTCAGTAGCTTCGGTGTAGTCTGTATCATAAATGAAACTCTGTACTGTTTGCCATTCTTCTATGGCTTCGGATTCAGAGTATTCGTCCTCGTTGAGATATCTGAATTCGTAGTTGTTATCAAAATTGTCTCCACTCAAATCTTTCGACTTAAAACGAACCTGATCTTCGGTATTGTTTTTTACTTCGATTACGATATCATCGTACTCAAACGTTTCGTAGCAATCCTTGCTGCTGCAAAGGTTGCCCAATCCAAAGAATATAGTTTCATTAGGCTGTACCAGATCGGGACCAATTTGAACCGCGCTGTTGCTTGTGTTATGAAAGAAAACAGCGCACATTGTGCATTCAAGACAGTCTCGTACTCTTGGGTCGTTTTTTCTGGCTTGACGAATGCTTGGCTGGAACCTGTTGTATCGTTCTGCGCTAACCCTGTTTACAACGTGATCTTGACTCGCTACATTCTTTTTATAGTTGAAGAGGTTTACGGCGATACTGTTGTCATCTCCGTGCATCGCATAACCCGGAAGCTCAGTGCCGTCATCAAGAACAATGCCGTTATACAGGCGCAAATTAAGGTTAGGACCTGCGGTGTTGGCGTGTTCCTCTGAGGATGTACCTTGCAAGTCCATATTTAAATCTGCTGTAAATGTATGAGCGGCACCGCCTGCAGCATAAACGTGTCTTAATGTGCCGCTGACAGTACCGCCGTTTTTCTTTTTAGCTGTACTTATTTTTTCTGCATTGATGAGAATGAAGTGACAATCCGGATTTGCAGCTGCTGCTAAATCGAAGTTTACAACACCGTTTCCGTCGTAAATAGCATTTCTGCTATCTCTCTTGTATATTTCGTCGCCATCCGGACCATCTACGATATAGTTGTTTCTCATTTCTGTACTAGTCAGATCTCGATTATAAGCTCTGAATAAATACAGATAAACATCGGCATCCTCACTTCCGAAAGTGATACCTACGTCAGAACCGTGAGCAAAGTTTTCATCTGTGGCGTATTGCTTGAACGCAAAAGTTGAACAGCGCTCCCAAATATACATCAAGCGATCGCTGTCGTTTGTTTTCTGTTGGATAGCAATATCCAGCTCCGCTTTTTGTCCTTCGCACAAAGATAGCTCAACTGAGTTCTGGTTTCCGTATAAGTATGCGTTGTTTGCCTGAACTTTAAGACCTCGATTGTTGCTCATACTGGAGATACCTACAGCTGTTTTGCTAGCGGTATTGTCGATTTTGTAGATGATTTTGATTTCGCGTCCTGTCGTTACTGGATTAGATGCGAACGGATCATAATTCAATGTCAGGTAATTGCCTGCTGTGATTCGAATACATTGAATACCGTCACTGTCTGTTGTTAAGCCTCCGTTTACGAGGTCAAACCCTTCGGACAGAGAGAGCGAGTATCCGTTATCACTCCAAGTTGAAAGATCGGAAATGGCACTCGGATCTATTTTACAAACCAATCCATCGGTTACTTCTTCGGCTCTGATTTGAAGTCCTTGTACATTGAATGTCTTGCTTACGGTTGTATCTCCGCATACCACACTTACTGTTACTGAGCCTGATGCCGTAGGTCTATACGCCCAAGAATGAGGGGTTCTATCGACAGACAAGGAATTGACTTCCGTTTGTCCTTCTTTAAGTTTTACTGTTGCAGGGTTATTGCCGGGATCGTATATATAGTACGGAATGCTGACAGCTGTGAATTGCTTTAAGCTTCCTGACGGCCAGTTTACAGCTACAACCGGAGCCGAGTTTCCACTTACTATATGAGCAACCGCTGCTGTAAGGTGATTACTCTCTAACGTAGAGCCGCCGACTTCCATTGTTCCGTACAATTCAATAGTGTGTCCGCCGTGAGCGAGTCCCGTGATTCTTTTCGTGCTTTTTCTTCCTGATGTTGTGACGGTATCGGTAGAATCTAATACGCCGTCAACATATGTGTAAATCGTCTTTGTTCCGTTACCGGTAGGTGTAAAGGTGAACTCCAGTTCGCTCTCTGTGTTCAACTGCGTATCGTTAAGGCTCCAAGTTATCGCGAAGCTTTCAACGACGATCGTAAACGTTCTCGTCGCCGATGCTCCGTAGCTGTCTGTAATAGTGAGCTTCACCGTGTTCGTTCCGGAAACGAGATAGGGGAGTACGTCCAGAATTAAGTTATCACCTTGCTTAATAGTTAAATTAGTCTTAACTACTCCGCCTACCGTAATCTTCAGTGTTCCGCTGCCGGTCGAAGATGACGTTTCTTTATCAACAGAGGTGAATTTGTACTGTATAGGTGCGCTTGCGGCAGTATCCAATACAGTGAATGACGGTGACGTATAACAAGCAAAAGTAAGCGTACTGCCTCCACCGCCTGAACCTCCGCCTCCGCCAATAAAGGTCGGATCTACTACATCTTCTCCGTTCTTGTCGTAGATATGAAGGTATCCTGTTTCTGAATCATAATAGATCCTGTCGAATGATAATCCTCCTCCTGAGCCTATATTCATACAGTCGAGCATTCCTTGCTTGACCCAGTAGGTGAGTTTATTGTCAATAACGCAAATAAAAATCCGACCTACATCGAGGTCGGCGTATTCTTCTGAACTTATATCCGGTTTGTCTCCTTTAGCGGGAACAACCAATCCTTCTATTTCGGGATCCAGCAGAGACATTTTGTTTTGGAGAGCTTCAAAAACAACTTTGTTCTGTACGGGATTTGTACTTTTTGAATTGAGCGTGTCATCAGCTGGGTTTGCAAGTCTCCACGGTCCAAAATCCCCTCCTGATGGCTTACTTCTGGTGATTATGTAACCATCATTGCTTTTTGCATATTGTGTGAGCTTTCCTATTCCGTTCAATGAGTTAGTCAAGCTCAAATAACCGGAGCTAACAATGCCGGAATTGATGTGGACTCTGTACATAGTGTCTAACGCAGTGCATTCGTCTGCTGTAACTCCATTTTGAGCGACAACGTAATTGTATTTGCCTGATAGCATATTGTTAATTGCCGCAAAATCTACGATGTTTCCTACATACTGCCAGGTGTAAGTCCAGGATCCTTCGCTCTGAGTTGCTCCTGTGCATTTCCAAAGTTTTCCGTTTTGGTTATTTATGTAGAAATCGCCCTCCTCATAAACTTGAACTCCATTCTTTGTTTCTGATGGCGATTTATCCGCATCTCCTATGATTGCGTCAGGGGTTTTTCCTATACCGAAATCGTTGAGCTTTTCTGCAAAAACCGATAACGGGACTCTGCGCAAAACTTCTGTTTCGTTGTCATTTGCATCTAAACCCTCTTGCGTAATGACTATATGAGAGTCACTTTCGAGCAATAAGGATTCATTGACTTCCGTTAATTTTTTTACTCCCATACTATCCCTCCTTATCCTAATAAAATATAATGATATTTATGGCCTTGTACATTACAAACATAATTAGGGTGATTAGCATTGCTATACTTAGGGGTAATTGTCACTGAGTTTCCTTTAAAGGAAATTTTTCCTCCTTTTAGGTGCTTTGTAACTCCTTTGATAGCGAATAATCCTCCGCCCTCTTCATAAGTATCTGATGAATTGGGACCTTGCTCATCTCCTTCTGGATCTTCTTTTACAATAATGATGGCAAGTATGTCTCTTGTAAGTTTTGTGCCGGAATACGGCCATGATATTGTATAACTATAACCGCCGGTACCTGTGCGAGAGCCTTTATAAATGGAACACAATCCTGCTTGAGCGCCTCTTTGAGCTATATCGTAATTATATGCACTTTCGGTATTTTTGCCTGTTCCTCCTCTTTCAATCTGAAGAGTACCTGATGTGATATCTGTAGTTTTGTGCTTATGGTCTTTATCAGATTTATTGTTCCAAGATTCTCTCTCGGTTGAAGTAATGTGTTTTACTGTATCAGATAAATGCAGAATCAACCCGGAAACAGCTTTTGCTATTTTTCCCAAAGAAACACCTAACTTTTCTCCGCTTGACAGCTCCTGAATAGACTCAGGGATATCATACGTTGGCGTTTGATTGTTGGTCTCTACATTCGGAACTTTTCCTAAACCAACATCCGCAGCGGTAGTATTGTGGGGGTTAGATTCACTGACGTGGTTTCTCATATCGAGTTTTGTTGCATACTCGGTTGAGTCACTGACTGCCGCTGTAATGTTTTCTAATTCACCGATATATATTTTATACATCAGTTTTATCTCGAACGCTTCAGCTCCGTGAGCAGGAATATAGGCAGCTCCTTCCGTTTCATCATCGTCAAATTGATAATGACCGTAAGCATACAAAATATCATCCAGCGGCTCTTCTTCTGTTGAGTCCGGATTCGTGCAAAAGATGCCAACCTCTGTCCATTCAAAGCTTGCGTGGGTGTTGATGTTAGTAAAGATAGCAGTGAGATTCGCATATTCATTTTGAGTTTCAAGACTGTCTATCTGGATTTCCTCCAATGGGTTAACCAAATCGTGAAGGGAACGATATTGAGCCGGAGCATCTCCATTGCCTATTACTATTTTGCTGAAATTAATGCCTACGCCATCCATAGCAAGTATGTGAAGGGCGTAGCCATCGTTAGTGATTCTCGGTCTCATAAGATTTATACCTCCTTTTTATCTTTAAGACTTTTAATATCACGGTTAAGAGAGTTCTTCGGATACGATGATCTCTCCGAGTTCATTTGTTAGCATTTCAAGGTTTTCGTCAACAAGATAATCGTATTGTTCGTCTATTTCGAACTCTTCCAGTTCGATTTCTTTTGAAAGAAGAATCTGAGACGTAAGGCCTATTCCAAATCCGAACGTAGCTCCGTTATTAGCCCGTATTATCAAGCCTACGCCGGCAGCTTTGGGTATCGGGGTTTTTAGCGTTTGAGTTATAGCGGGAGAATCTGCCGGTTCATCTGTCTCGAAAATGATTGTTGCGGGTCTTGAAAGTTCCTCTTTATATTTAAATCCGTTATACCCTTGAATTGATTTTAGACAATCCATAATGTCGTAGTATGTAGCACTGCCAAAATTCATTATGGTTTTGTATTTCAGAAGTTGTCTGTATAATTCATCATCTATGGACTGATCTTTGTGGAATATTTCTTTAGCTTGGGTTCTTGTCATAGCAAGGATTTCGCCTATTTTATCAAGCTGTACTCCTTGTGCAACATCAAGCGAACGTTCAAAATTTAAGCTATCGAAAAATTCCTTAACTTGGTCCATCTGCGTTCCGATAACTTCTAAAAGTGCTTCGATGTGTTCTTTGCCCTTAAACTGTTGAGGCAGGTCTTCCAAAAGACGTTTTCCATATTTAGACACTGACTACCACCTCTATATTCTGCTCACTTGTAATGCACCTTTGACGTGAATCTACATATACATTTCTCATAGTGTAAGAATCAGGCGAGTTATCATTGTCTCCTTCTTCTGATTCTTGACCGCTTTCGTTTTCGGTTTCTTCAGATTCTTGATTATTGGCTTCATCGCTATCGGTTATAGCCATAGTGATTGAAACATAATCAATGCCGTATATACTTTCATAAATTTCTTTAAGAAATAGGTTTTGGGGGATAATGTCATCTCCACATCCCAAAGTGTTTATCTTCGAGATGATAATGTTTCTTATTATTTCAGCATAGTTTTCGGGAAGAGTGACGCCGTTAGGTTTTGATATCTCAACGCGGAACCATACTCTGACGAATTCAGGTCGATTGAACCTGACAACGATTTCTTCTCCGTTTTCTCCTACTAATGTTATTTCCTGATCTCCGAAAGTGTAAATACCTCCGGCTTTAGTATTCAAGATCCACTGAGCTATCTCTGTTTCCTCGCCTCCGTCTATAACTACTTCGATGGAGTGAGGAGGACGGCCTTCGGAATCTACTGAATTTGAATTGTTTTCGTATACTGCTATAGCTGTTACGCCTTGACAATTATCAAGGATTGTACTTTTTATGCTTTCTACCATTCTTCCTGAATGTGAGAAGATCTTTTCCATATATGACTTCCTGAATTCAGCATCTGTTTCAGCAAGTCTTCCTGCGATATATGTTCCTACATTTGTTACGGCTTTTAACCCGGTGACAGCCTTTGTAATTTCTGTTATACAGCCTGCAGGCAAGGGAATGTCTCCAACTTCTTTGGTTCTGAACGTAAAGACGCATCCGATGTTCTCCGTGGTTAGGTTCTCGGATATCACCAGAGTATTGTTTGATATATCTTGAACCGCTTCGATGTGGAGAAGATTATCATTCTCGTTGACTGAAACACTAAAATCTTCATCGGAAATCTCACCGGCTAATTGGTTCAGGATAGTAGTGGCGCTCGCTCCGGATTCAGGAGTAACCGAATAATGGTTTCCGTTAAGTTCAACAGAAACAGGGTTTCCGTCAATAGAGGCTATTTTTATCCACACTTTGTTAAACGATGATTTCGAGATCTTTTTTTCTGATACAGGATACAAATAAACCGCAGGGTTAGTCGTTGATGCGATCATTGTACTCGTGGGTATTACTGTTCCTTCTGTGCCGACGCACAAAATTCTATAGTAGCTTGGAACATCAGTTTCTCTTGATATGCCTATAAACTGTCCTACATTATCAAGAAACATTCCTTCAGCGGAAGTAGGATATTGAGAGTAATAAACGTCTTGCCCTAATTCCCAAAGCTCCGCGATCATATCCGCTATATTAGTCAACAAAACATTGAGCAAAGAATTCTGATTTTGCTGAGTGTTTATGTTCCACTTTTCGGATAGTTCCGTGTGCATTTCTTCCAATATCGTATCAAGCCTTTTAATGTTGATACCTTGCTGAGTTAAACCGTAATCAGCCACTTATAAGCACCTCCTCACTATATGTTTCTTCATCTGCTGTTATCGTGTATTTGAAACGGATAGACCTGTTTCTTCGGTCATATTCTTCTAATTCGACATCCGCATCGATTATGCCGTCAATTCCTAAAAGAGCACTTCTGATTTGCTGGCTAATAATATCCGGATTAGCATTTTTTACGAGTATTTCTTCGAACCAAGGAAGACCGGCCTCCGGATTCAATCTCCATTCTCCTTCTATCCAAAGAATAGTTATTCGGGCATCCTGTAACGGATCGTTGCACAGTTGAATATCACCGGATTCAGAAATATCTAAATCTCCGTCACTGTTGAGTTTAATATCTATCACGGTGTCGCCTCCTTTAGTTACTATTTATTCTGTTATGATTGCGTGTTGTTTATGGAGCCTGTAACGGTTAGATCTCCGTTTATTGTTACATTGCCGGTCATATCAATACCTTTTGAGTCAATCGAGATCTTGGTGTCGTTCGATTCAATGATGACCGAATCGTTATCGCAGGCATCAGAGAATGACCTTGGCGATTTCTGGAATAAACCCGGGATGCAAATTGCGTTTGAGATGTCGAACCGAAGAGTTGTGTCTGTTTCTCGTTCGTAAAGCCAGTATTCCAAGCTCTGTTCCGATACAACAAGAAGGCAGCTGTCTCCTTCCTTTACGGGGAAGGAAATCGAGACAGCCTGATTACTTCCTTGCGGAAAGATAATCGGTACTCCTGATATTTGAGGATAATCTATTTTATCGCCGTTTTTGAGTGTCATTTTAACTGAAGGCTGCACAGTCGCAAGACCTTCACTTGAATTGACACTCACGATTTTTGCGGGCAAGGCGGTGTGCATATCTGTCATTACTTCTTGTGCAGTTTTCTTGATTTGATGTACAAATTCCTGTAGCATAATTAATCACTTCCTTGTAAGCTCCAAAAGCCTTGCTTTACAAGTCCAGTCTCCACTCGTATTATCTCCCGTGATTTCAAGAGAGTATACATAAAAATATCCGCTTACTGTTTTGCTTTCGAGTTTTACATAATCGTCGATATTGATTGCACCGTTCAAGAAATAGGTTACATCATAGCCTATTCTTTTGATACTGGAATCGTCTTCATCTGTGACCGTGATTTTTTCGGGGAAGCCTATCATGCCGGTATCTGCAGAAATGAGGTAAGCGTTTTTCGAGAGCGATTCTCCTTTTTTCTTGATCTGCAAAACTCCGTTCTGAACGCTCCACGAAAGCCCGCAGCAAGCGCATCCTTTGTCAAGAACTGTTTTAGCGAGGCCTACAAAGCTGTATCCGTTAGATACATTCGAAAATTTAGCGTTATTCGAATAAACAACCGAGACTCCCATTCTGTCAGCTATATCGTCAAAAATGGTTTTCCAGTTGATTGTGCCGGAATACGAGAGCGATATATACGTGTCCCTCGAAGATGTAAGACTATCGAGAACTTCTATGGTGGTTTTTACATCCGCACCGTCTAATACCGTAGATACAAAACTAACGTAACCCGAAAAAATAAGAGCCAAATTATTGCCGTATCCTGCTCTCAGTCCAACGATGCAGTTCTTTCTCTCCAATGCGGCAATATGGCTCTTACTTAAATTCCATATTTCTATTTTACCTGTGTTCTGTGTTTCCAAATCACTCTTTTGCAGGGAAAAGGAGACGTGCAGGGGAGTAGGGCAACTATCCGATACTGCTCCTATCTCGAACCCGGTATTGCCTCCTTGACCTACAATAAGTCGATACTGTCTGTCAAAATTAACTCTTCCTGCCATCGTTGCTCCTCCTTAGTCAACTGTTCTCTGTTTCAAGCGGAACGAACACAAATTTTGCTTTTCCGTCTTTGAAGTCATTTCTTCCTAATCTTTTCAGATTAGTTATAACTCCAAACGCTCCTTTAGGCATTTCGTTGATTCCAAAAAATAAATTAAGAACCATTTTAGGTACTATTTTTATTCCTATCGCAACGGGATTTTCCTGTTCATCATAGACTCCAAAAGACCAATAATCTTTTGTATCATTATAAGTGAACCGGATCTGGCAATACATATTACCGAGCATAATTCTTGATATACTATCATTAATATCAGGTATATCGATAATTATATATTCCATAAATCAACCCTCCTATTAGGTGATTATTCCTGCGCTTTTTCCAATGTTATACAAAATACTTCCTGATGAACCGGACGAGCTACTTCCGAAAGAAAAGTTCGATGAACCGATGTCATAGGAATCGGCTGCAGTGTCGATTGAGTAATCGTTATTGGGAACAGAATAGTCAACTGTTGTGTTTGCAGTACCGGATGAACTTTTCGTAGTACCGCTTTTGCCGTAACTGCTCGGGATATTTGTTGTTTTTGAAACTGTCTGTCTGATTTTTCGCAATGAAATAGGTATTTCTCTTGAATAGCCCTCTTCAATGCTTTTGCTTATGGTGATCGATTCAATCGCCATATTTGTGTATGTCTTATCTGAAGTGATTACTTTAACGGGGGTTCTTTTGTAGTACAGTTCCTCTAATTTAGCGCAGATCTGCTCGACTCTTCCTTTTTTGTTGCCGTGCTGATTGTACCAAGTGACCGGTGTTTCTGTCAGGTACAAAACCATACTGAGGGATTCTTGCTTCAGCACTATGGAGTCGGATACATTGAACCCATTTTCTGTCGCATATTCAGGTACGGTTGCTTCCATTTTGAAGTCCGAACTGATAAGTGCATCGAATTCTATGCCTGCTACCGAAACAGGCCTTGTAGCTTTTGACATAATTCCACCTACCTTGCGTATGCAAGACCTCTAGCGAGAGTAGAGGTAACATCTTCTGCTGCGTCATCCATAGCTGAAGCAGCTTCACGCTGAATAGCTCTATCGCCGTTAAAGGTGTTGTTGATGTTTACATTCTGATTGATATTCCTACTGTTATCTGTTGAAGTTCCGGCAGCCGCCATAGTGGTTGAAGGATTAACAACATTGGCGTTTGCCAAAACAGAGATACTGCCAAGTGCGCTTTGCATCGCACTCTTGATTCTTTCTCTGTTCTGAGAGAACATATTGACTAAATTTCCAATAAGTCCATTGCCTGTATTAGCACTTTGATTCACCATATCAGAAACTGCGTTTATTGCGTATTTGGCGTTCTTTTCTACGCCTATGCCTGTGCCTTTAGGCATTTGAGCTCCGACTTCATTTTCAAATCTCTTAGACGGAGAATGAATTTGAGCTGTATTTTTGGCAGCATTAACCGCATTGTTTATGGTGCTGACCATTGCGTTTACAACTTCTGATGAACCTCGATATATTCCGTTCGCTAAACCGTAAACGGAATTAAGGCCTATGTTAAACATAGAATCAGGCAGATCTTTGAACGGAGTTTTCATATTATTGGCTAATGCTACACAAGCCGCTGCAATTATGATTGCTGCCCCGTTCAGACTAAGTTTAATGCTTGAACCTATCTGGTCGAAGGTAGATACAGTTTGATTCTTAGCATTCTTCCAGTCGCTTATCATTTTGTTGCTAGCGATGTTTGACTGACTTGATATATTTGCAGCCATTTTAGCTATCGTAGCCAGAACCGCAGCAGACATAATGCTTACATTGGATTTAACTCCATTTCCTGTGGACTGGAAAGCCATAAGTAGTACCGCTAGGCTCGAAACAACGACTTTAGTAGAAGAGCCCATAGTTGCCATATTTGCAACAACGATCATTGAAGATGTAGCGAAAGCACCAAATCCTGCAGCTGTGGATAATGCAGCTGCTGATAGAATCGTCATAGTAACTGAAGCAACCGTCATCGGACCTGCGACTTTTGATAAAGCTACAGAGAGCGGAATAATAGAGGAAACCAGTTTAGTTATGGCTGATGACAATGGATCAGATAATGATACAGCCATCGACATTCCTGTAGATAGCATCATAATAGCAATAGTTCCGGCTGTGATTACAGCTGTTAGCAACACAACACCTGCTGAAGCCGCTATAAACGCTACTGATAATCCTGTGGTAGGCACTAGCAAAGCCGCAGCAGCTGCTGCACCTGACAATGATGCTGTAGCAAACAGAGCGAGTGCTGCCGCTGGAGCAGGAATAGCAGCGGCTAAAGCACCCATCTGGATTATGATGTCGGATGCAGAAGAGCCTATTTCAGTCAATGACGATGCCGCAGTCTCTCCTGACGATGCCATTATTGCAACAGCTCCTCCTACAACTCCGGCTCCAGCAGCGAGTAAGCCCATGGGAGCAGAAGCAGCTAAAGCTCCTGCTGCCAAAGCTACAAGACCTGCTGACGCCAACGCAGCTCCCGCTGCTCCGGCTGTAGCTCCTACAGCGAAAGCAGTCAAAGAGGCGGTTAGAGCAATCAGGACCCCGGACGCGGATCCACCTATGGATACTATTGTGGTTAATGCATTTCCTATGACTATTAGCGCAGCAGCAGTTAACAATATAGCTGTTCCAAGTGCCGTCACTCCGGCTGTTAATAGAGCAACTACAGCCGATAGAGCTAGTACAGCGACATCCAATGCAGCAACGCCGATAGCAGCTGCGCCGGATGCTATTGCGGTTGCAGTGAATCCTGCTGCAAGAACTAACGAAGTCGCGCCTGCAGCTAAAGCTCCTGCAGAAAATACGGTTAAGGAACCGGTAAGAGCGATAAGAGCGGCTGATATGACAGCTGTATTTCCGGAAAGAGTCATAAATGATACAGAAATCGCTGTGATTGCTGCTGCCCCTATAGCGGCCATTGCAACCATTAACAATAAAGCTGCATCAAATACAGAAAACGCTACTGCACTTACCGTAATTGCTGCTGCCATTAAAGTAGTAGCTACCGCCAATAACGTCATAGATGCCGAAGCTGTCGCGATTGGAATTGTGGCAGCGAGTAAAGCTGCTGCCATCGGCATAGCACTAGCAGCTATCATCAAGAAGCCCTGGGATGCAATAATTGCCGTGGTTCCTATAAGGGCGGCTCCTGTGTTTAGTAAGAAAATTGCTCCCGCTGCTGCCGAAATAGCTGCGGCGGTTAAGGCAATCACAGCCGCAAAAGCAACGAACAATAATGTAGCAGCAAGCACTGCGACATCAAGAACCACAATAGCAACCGCTCCCGCAGCCATAGCTACAGCGAACGGTGTCATTCCTATGGCTGCCATAGTTACAGCAGTTGCAAGTCCCGCCATTGAGCTTAACATTCCTGATGATACATTTTGGATTAATAGCAAGCTAGCTGCTGCTATTAATCCTGAGCCTGCCATAATAGCCACAGATGCTCCGATTATAGCCATTTCAACAGCAAGCAGTCCCATTGGGATAACTGCAGCTAGCGAGGCTACAGATAAAGCGGCAAGAGCTACGGACGCTAGGGCAACAGTAGCAGCTAAAGCCGCCATAGTACCGATCATTGAAGAACCGGCTTTTGAGATAAGCAATAAGCTTACAGCTGCTATTATACCCGAAGCAGACATAACAGCTATTGAAGCTCCTATTATGCCAAATTCTATAGCCAACAGAGCCATTGGTATTGCCGCCGCAAGAGCAGCTATAGCAAGCGAAGCGAAAGCTAACGCCGCTAGACTTACGCTTATTCCGGTTAATGCTGCACTCGCTGCAAAAGTCAAGAGTGCAACACTTAGCTCTATAATAGCAAGAGCTCCGTCGGCTCCGTATTTTATCAGTTGAGGAAGAATCGCTGCTATAATGGCTAGCGCGGCAGCGCCTAATACTGCAGCAACGCCGACCATCATCATAGCCGCTCCAAATGCCAACATACCCACAGAGCCTATGGTTAAGTATGGACCAAGAACGGCCATTAGAACCATAAGACTCGCAAGTATAACAACCAAAACCGCAAGCATAGCTATAGCTGGGGCTCCTGCATTAACCAGCATAATCGCAGCACCGGCCAGTAAAGACATAGCTACCGCTGACATCAAAAGAGCACCGCCAAAGGCTAGCAGCCCCGGAGCAGCAGAAGCCATAACATTGCCAAAAGCTCCTACTATAACCATTAATCCTGCAATAGCTGCAGTCATTATAATCATAACTGCAACTGCTCCAGGTCCAGCGTTGGCTAACTGAATGGAAGTAAAAGCCAAGAGCGCAAAGCCAGCGGCAGCCATTAGCACAGCTCCGCCGAAAGCCAAAAGTCCAGAAGAAGCTTCTTTGAGCGCATTTCCAAATGTACCGGCTACAGCCATAAGTCCTATCATACCACCGAGCAAAGCCACCATTGCAACTATTGCTCCCGGACCCGCTTTAGAAATGGCTATTGCAGCGACAGCCAAGATTCCTATGGCTACCGCAACCATAAGCAACGCTTTTGCAAAACCGCTGAAGCCTCCCTTTGCTCCGGCTGCTGTTTTACCAGCTCCGGAAATAGCTCCTCCGCTTTTAGA